AACGTGCATTCCAAGTTCAGAAAGCTGCAAATATGGCAAGTGCTTTAATCTCTACTTATCAAAATGCAACGGCTGCTTATGCTTCTCAGTTCACTCCCCTACCTACTCCCGACTCACCTGTTCGAGGTGGTATTGCAGCAGGTATTGCAGTAGCAACTGGTTTGGCAAATGTTGCTAAAATTGCTCAACAAAAGTTTGAATCACCAAGCGCAGGAGGCGGTGTCAGTGGCGGAAATAACGGTGGGGGTGGCAATGTAATAACACCAAACTTCAATGTGGTAGGCAACTCAGGAATGAATCAGCTTGCGCAAATTCAGCAGCAACCGATTCAAGCGTATGTTGTCAGTGGTGAGGTAACATCAGCACAGGCACTTGACCGCAATAGAATTAAAAACGCAACATTGTAACCTAAAAACGTTATTTTATTATGAAAGTATTAGAGCTAATCATTGACGAAAAAGACCTTAAAGGCGGCATCAATGCCGTGTCAGTAGTCGAAGCACCTGCCATAGAAGAGAACTTTGTCGCTTTAGCAAAACACGAAGTAGAACTCAAAGAAATAGACACGGAGAAACGTATCTTAATGGGTGCTGCTCTTATCCCTAACAAGAAAATTTACCGCAGAAATAAAGAGGAGGAATTCTACATCTACTTTTCAGAAGACACAGTGCGTAGAGCTATGGAATTGTTTTTTATAAACGGCAACCAATCTAGCGCAACATTCGAACATAAAAAAGCCATCACAGGAATGACTGCCGTTGAATCTTGGCTAATTGAAGACGAAAAGATGGACAAGAGCCAGTTATACGGATTCAACCTACCGAAAGGAACTTGGATGATTTCTATGAAGGTGGACAACGATGAGGTATGGCAAGATGTTAAGGAAGGCAAGGTAAAAGGATTCTCAATTGAGGGATACTTTGCAGATAAGATGCCTAACTCACCTCGTGAGGAGCAAGAAAAACACGCAATAATTGAACAACTTAAAAACTTATTAAAATAAAAACGATGAACAATATCATAAACAAAATCGCTCAAATGGAGCGTAACGCTGCAGAGATTCAAGGTGTAGAACTCGCTAAACACGAAGTAGAGTTAGCTTTGGTAGACGATGTTCAAAATTTATACAATATAGCTAATAAATCTTACAAAGCAAACACGGATAGTTTAAATAGAATTGCGAAACAATTAGAATCCGAATTTCAAAAGACTGCTGATGAGTATAAAAAAGCATTAGATAAATATAATCAGTTAGAAAAAATGTCTAAAGATTTAGGAGTTCCTTTACCTAATGAGATATCTAAACTTAAAGGCTTAATTGAATTTGGATTGAATGACTCATTGCAAAGTAAGAAAAACGCTGTTAACGTAATAGCTATTTAGAAATAATATCACGTCTAATTTGTAAAATCATTTCGCTCATTGCTCTTTCATATGTACTATAATACCAAGGTTGTTTTTGACCACTTACAGTTAAATAAGGAATCCATTTGTATTTAATTCCAAATAATGACCATTTAGCAATTTTAACTTGTACAACAAAACCTTTTTTTAGTCCGTTTAAATATGAAGATTCTATAATTCTATAATGATTTTCCATAAATGATTTTGACACAAATATATAAAATAATGAAAGAAAAATTTAAAACACCCAGTAAATCAAGTCCAAGAGCAGGCGCAAGACAAGGTTGCCTATGTGAAAACGGAAAATACTCAAACAAATGTTGTGATGGAAGTCTACAAGCACAAGGAGTAGGTAAAACAGTAGGTTCAGGAGACAACGTTACAAGAACTGATGTAAGCGGAGTTAGAACTATCGTACGTGAAAACGGATAAAAACGCAACAAGTAATCTATAAAACGTTATATACATATAAACACAATGAAATCGATTTACAACAAGCTATTTAAAGAGGAAACTCAATTGGCTTCACATCAAGTAGAGTTAGCTTTGCTTGACGAGCTTTCTAACATTAATATGGAAGCAGGTTCATTGTTGGTTTTGCAAGCGCAGCAAATGGATGCATTTGAAAAATTAGATAAATCAATTAATCTAAATAAAAAAGGACTTTCTCAAGCTGAAAAAGGTTTAGCTGCTGCAAAAGATTTAGGAGAGCCTAAAGCAATTGAAATATTTCAACGATATGTTAAATCTTTTACGGAAGATATTAAACGTGGTGAAAAAGGCAAAAAACTTGTTGCCCAATTGGATAATATTTAAAATAATAATTAAAAACGATGAACGAAAAATCAATCTTAAACAAAGTCCGCACGCTTCTTGGAATTGAAGTAAAGTTGGAAACTATGAAATTGTCTGATGGTGTATCTATGCTTGAAGCAGAATCATTCGAAGCAGGTCAACCTGTTTTCATCCTAACTGAAGACGAACAACGCATCGCACTGCCAATCGGAGAATATGAACTCGAAGATGGTCGTATCTTGGTTGTAGTTGAAGAAGGTGTAATCTCTGAAGTTAAAGAAGTAGCAGAAGAGCAAGAAATGCCTGAAGCTCCACAAATGGAAACGCCAACTGAAGCAAAAGCAGAAGAGGAAATGTCTGATGCTGCACCTGTGGCAAAGAAAATCATCGAATCAGTAACTAAGGAATCTTTCTTTAGCGAAATCGAAGCCTTGAAAAAAGAAAACGAAGAGTTAAAGGCACAACTCGAATTGTCAAAAACTGAAGTTGCAGAAGAAGTCGCACCAGTTGAATTAAGCGAAGAGCCTAAACCTATTTCATTCAATCCTGAAAACGAAACTAAAGTAGAAGTAATGCGCCTTGCTAAAAATCGCAGTCGTTCTACAATGGATTCAATCCTTGAAAAATTCAACAATATTTAATAACTAACTAAAAATCAATTAATTATGGCCACTACAACCAGCGTGACTACAACTTATGCGGGAGAATTTGCGGGCAAGTACATCGCAGCTGCCCTTCTATCTGCACCAACCCTTGACAAAGGCGGTATCACTATTATGCCTAACGTCAAATACAAGCAAGTAATCAAACGTGTCGCTACTGACGGCATCGTAAAGAATGCTACTTGTGATTTTGACCCTACAAGCACATTGACTTTAACTGAGCGCATTCTTAACCCTGAATCATTCCAAGTTAACTTACAACTTTGTAAATCTGATTTCCGTTCTGATTGGGACGCTATCCAAATGGGTTACTCTGCATTTGACGTATTGCCTAAATCTTTCTCTGACTACCTTATCGCTTATGCTGCTGATAAAGTTGCTGCTGATATGGAATCTGCAATTTGGACAGGTGTTAACGCAACCGCAGGTCAGTTTGCAGGTATTATGACACAATTGACTACTGATGCTGCTCTTCCTGCTGCACAAGAGGTTGCAGGTACTACTGTAACTGCTTCTAACGTAGTTGCTGAGCTTGGTAAAATTATCGATGCTTGTCCTGCTGCTCTTTACGGAAAAGAAGACTTAAATCTTTACGTATCTTCTAATATCTATCGTGCTTATGTACGTGCATTGGGTGGTTTTGCTGCTTCAGGTGTAGGTGCTAATGGTTACGATAACAAAGGTACAAACCAACAACTTGGTGACTTATTCTTTGATGGTGTCCGTGTATTTATGGCAAATGGTCTTGCTGCTAACACTGCGTTGCTTTCTCAAAAATCAAACCTTTATTTTGCAACTGGTTTGTTGAACGATATGAACGAAGTTAAAGTAATCGATATGGGTGATATGGACGGTTCGCAAAATGTACGTGTAGTTATGCGTTTCACCGCAGATGCTAAATACGGCTTTGCTTCTGACGTTGTTACTTACGGAATCACAAACTCTGCTAATTAATATTAGCTACTACTAATTAATCGGGGAGGGGTATACGCTCCTCCCTTTTTTATAACATTTAAAATTTAAAATATGGCTTGTGAACTCGCAAACGGACGATTAGAAGTGTGTAAAGACGCAGTTGGTGGAATTGACGCAGTATACTTCATTAACTATGGTGATTTCAATCCTGAAACGGATGTAACCTATGTTACAGGTACTGACACTATCGACACTATTGCTAACGTAACTTCACTTTACAAATACGAACTTAAAGGAACAAACTCTTTTGAGCAAGTTGTAACCTCTTCTCGTGAGAATGGAACTACATTCGTAGAGCAAACATTAACAATGACTCTTAAAAAACAAGATGCCGTTACAAACAAATCGGTTAAATTGTTAGCTTACGGACGTCCACAAATTGTAGTAAGAAACCGCAACAACCAGTTCTTTATGATGGGTCTTGAACACGGAGCTGAGTTGACTACTGCTAACGTGTCAAATGGTACTGCAATGGGTGACCTAAATGGTTATACTTTGACTTTCGTAGCCACTGAAACTTTACTCGCTAACCTTCTTGACTGCACATCTGAGGCAGGTCTTACAGGACAAGCAGGTGATGTCTTCGGAGTTTCTACAACTATCGTTACTGCTTAATTCGTTTTTTCATAGCGTTAAATGGGAGGCTTCGGTCTCCCTTTTTTATTTTAAAACAAAATCAATCTTTTGACTTGTAGTATTATGATAGTTTTAAGCACATCTACTTCAGCTCAGACGTTCTCGTTCATTTCTCGTGATGGGTTTGATACAATGATTTTAACGGATGACCAAACAAATACACCTACGACTATCGCAATCACCAGTTCAACGCAAGGAGACTATGTAAACACGATAACTGCATCCTTCGCATTGAAACAAGGACATTACTACAACTTGGTTCTAAAACAAGGAACTGACATCGTATACAAAGACCGCATCTTTTGTACTGACCAAAACATCGTAAACTTCTCGGTTAACAATGGTGAGTACACTTCAAATACAACCGCAAATACATACATCGTTTATGAGTAACATACACGTTTTAAATCTATCGGCTTACACTACTCCTGTTATTCAGGAGAGCAAGCGTGAGGCTTGGGTAGATTACGGAGAGGATAACAACGCATATCAGTTCTTGATTGACCGATACACAAACTCTACAACCAATAACGCTATCATTAACAACATTTCTCGTTTGATTTACGGCAAAGGTTTGTCAGCTACTGACGCTAACCGCAAGCCGAATGAGTACGCTCAAATGATGACCTTGATTTCTAAGGATTGTTTGCGTAAGATTGTTTTTGACCGCAAGTTATTTGGTCAGTTTGCTATTCAGATACACTACAACGACAAGCACGACAAGATTGTCAAGGCTTATCACATTCCTGTAAACTTGTTGCGTGCTGAAAAATGCAATAAAGACGGAGAGATAGAAGGATACTACTACTCTGACGATTGGACTGATTTAAAAAAATATGTTCCTAAGAGATTCCCTGCATTTGGATTTACCAATGAAAAGGTAGAAATCCTATTCAGCAAGCCGTATTCAGTCGGAATGAAGTATTATTCCTACGTTGACTATCAAGGTGCAGTACCTTATTGCCTACTCGAAGAAGAAATATCAGACTATTTAATCAACGAAGTACAAAACGGATTCTCAGGAACTAAAGTAGTTAACTTCAACAACGGAGTGCCTACATTAGAGCAGCAAGAAATCATCTCTTCTAAGGTTCTCGGCAAGTTGACTGGCAGTAAAGGTCAGAAAGTAATCGTAGCGTTCAACGACAATATGGATACTCGAACTACGGTTGAGGACATTCCACTTAATGACGCACCTGAACACTACACTTATTTAAGTGAGGAATGCTTGCGTAAAATAATGCTCGGACACAACGTTACGTCACCGCTTTTATTTGGTGTTGCATCGTCTAACGGATTTTCATCTAACGCTGACGAACTTGAGAACTCTTTTATCTTGTTCAACAATATGGTGATTAAGCCTTTCCAAGAGGAGATAATCGATGCCATAGACAAGATTCTTGCTTTCAATAATATCTCGCTTAACCTATTCTTCAAGACTCTCAAGCCGCTTGAGTTTGTAGACTTAGAAAACGCAGTGACTCAAGAGCAAGTTGCTGAAGAAACAGGTACGGAGTTAAGTAAACACTTACCTAAAGAAGTAGCCGAGCAGCTCATTGCACTTGGTGAGACACCTGACGAGAATTGGCTTCTAATAGACGAAGCACCTGTAGACTATGATTCCGATGAAGCAGAGAACGAAATGCTCTCTAAAGAGCTTGAACCTACCTTAATGTCAAAGGTGTGGAACTTTGTAAGCACAGGAGACGCTCGTCCTAACATCACATCAAAACAAGATAAGGTCATTGACGGAATCAAGTTTATTACTCGCTATGTTTACGAAGGTAAGACTGGAGGTAAAAGCGGAAAAGGTAGAGACTTCTGCAGACAAATGATGCAAGCTAAAAAAATCTATCGAAAAGAGGACATTCAAAAAATGAGCAATCAGCAAGTGAACGCAGGATTTGGACCTAAAGGTGCTGCTACTTATGACATTTGGCTTTACAAAGGAGGTGCAAATTGTCACCATAGATGGAATAAACAAGTATATGCAACTTTTTCAGGTAAGGCATTGAACGTAGGTAGCAAAGAATTAAAGCAAGTAGCAGTTCGCAAGGCAGAGAAACTCGGCTACATTGTAAAGAATGAGGCTTTAGTTTCTACTCGTCCTATTGACACACCGACAAAAGGCTACTTACCTAAAAACAATTAATAATGGCAACGGCACTACTAATTACAAGAGACGATATAGTACGTTTTACCGCAGTCAACGGCAACGTAGACACTGACAAGTTCATTCAATTCGTCAAGATTGCTCAGGACATACACATACAAAACTACTTGGGTACGAAACTACTTGAGAAGCTACAAACGTTAATAATTGCAAATACACTTACAGGTAACTATGAAACGCTCGTAGATACGTATGTAAAGCCTATGTTGATACATTGGTCAATGGTTGAGTATTTACCTTTCGCAGCTTATACAATTGCAAACAAAGGAGTTTACAAGCATGGCTCAGAGAACGCTCAAAACGTAGAAAAAAACGAAGTAGACTTTTTGTTAGAAAAAGAGCGTCAAATCGCACAACACTACACGGAGCGTTTTATTTCTTATATGAGTTTCAATCAAGATTTATTCCCTGAGTACAATCAAAACGTTGACCAAGATATGTATCCTGACACTACGAACAATTTTACTTCTTGGTTCATATGAAAAAGAATCGCCCAAAGGGTTTGAAGTACACACCCAAAAACACGAATGTAGAGAAGCTCCGTATTTATCTAAGCAAAAAGGAATCAAATGACTGAGTTTGTAACCATCATAAAAAAGTACGGAGTAACTGGTGTGCTTGCTCTTTGGTTGTGGCACACGGATAACCGACTAAATAAAGTAGAAACTGCGCTTTATGATTGTTATAAGGAGCAGAGCTTTCGTCAAGCTACCAAAACACGAATAGACCTACCTGAGCAAATGTTGGCAATCTTACCAAATGATAAAAGAACTAATAAGCGACACACTCAAGCCTGAAGGCAAGTGGTCAATGAAGCGATTGAGCGCATTTACGTCTTTTTGGATGGCGGTACTATATGCGCTGATTCCGTTGTTTAAGCCATTTAAAGTACACGAGTTCGTTTTTGTCGGTTTGCTTACTTACTCAGCAACTTCTTTAGGTCTGACTGTATGGAATAAAAAAATAGACAAATGATAACAACTGAACAAGCCGTAGCAAAATACGGACTACCTAACGAACAAGGAACGTATCTAACCACTATCAAACTTCCTTATCCTATGCGTATTGCTTGGGACACGAAAACAATGGTAACTAAAATGAGATGCCATAAATTAGTGGCTGATGCGTTTTTAGCCGTGTTTAACGAGCTTTTATCCGTGTATGGGTACAATAGGCTTGTAGAGTTAGGAATAGACCTCTACGGAGGATGTTTTAATTACAGGAAAATGCGAGGTGGCACGTCTTGGAGTAAACACGCTTTCGGAATCGCTATTGACTTAGACCCTGCAAGAAATACGCTGAAAGAAACAAGCACTACTGCACGATTTGCTCGTCCTGAGTATAAAGATATGATTGACATCTTCTATAAACACGGCTTTGTTTCACTCGGTAAAGAAAAAAATTATGACTGGATGCACTTTGAAATTAGCAAATAGATTCATTTTGTCGCTTATATTGGCAATATTTGCGACATCTTGCTCAGTTAATTACCACGTCCGTAAAGCCTTTGACAAGGGTTATCGTTGCGAGGGGGGTGGCGCAGATACAATTCGTATATCAACAATAGACTCGATTCCGTACGTTTTAAGAGACTCTATTGCTTGGAAGAAGGTATTAGTCCAAAAAGATACGATAGTGCGTTACAAGCGTTCTTACGTGCCTAAAACGAGGTTTCAAACGAAGATTGAATAT